TTAGTCGCAGCAGTGCCATTTGCGCTTGCCTTTAAAATACCATCAATAATAGTTCCAAGACTAACCTGTTCAGCAATTGGACACATACTATTTAGCGCCGATACTTCATCTTCACTAAGTAAGTCGCCTGAATATGTTGTTTTATCATCTAAGTCTTCAGCTAATTGCGCAAGTTTTGTTCCTAATTCAGCACTTTCAGCAACAGGACATATATTATCTAAAATATCCATATCTTTTTTTTCCTCCTTTTTATTATTTGTATTAAATTTTGCCACCTTTGGCAATATTAGAACCAGCCCCCCTAGTTTCAGAGCCACTTTCTGTTAAATTGTCATCATCATTTTGTGGTCTACCTCCATCCGACATTGTATTAGTATTCAACAACATCATTAATTTATCAGTTAAACCACTGGCTTTTGTTTCATTGAGCTCTCTTTCAAGTTCAATCTTATTTAAACCAAGTGATGAGGCAATTTTATTTATTAAAACTATACCTTTATCAGCATATGTGAAAACTTCTTTTTGTCTTCTATTTCTATCTAATTCGTCATTACACCCAATAAATCTAAACTTAAATTTAAATTTTTTTGTTTTTTTATTAATTACAAAATTTAAAAATTGTTCAAATTGTGGATATATAGATTGCATCAATAATTCATCAATATTTAAAGATAATTTAGTTTCTTCAACATTTAATCTTTCTCCTACAGAAAAAATAACCTTACCACCACTTAATAATGAACTTGTAACTGCCATAAAATTTTTATAAGTTTCACGGTCAGTATTTTCAAATTCAACACCTTTAATATCCTCTGTTGGTAATGGTAAAACTTTAATTGCAGCTTCAAGACCAGCAGTTGCTAATCCAATAAATTTACCAAGAGTATTAGCATCAATAGCTAATTGATTTACAATACTAGCACTCTTTTTGTCATTTAAATAAGGAATTGAACTAACAAGTAGTTTTCTAGCAGCCGCCATACTTTGAGACACTTGTAAACTTCTCATTGTGGGTATAATTGCCATTTCGGGCAACATGGCACTAAAAAATGGTACTTGTAAATTATGTTCATGATTAAACTTAAAACACCAGAATCCATCTGTCGGGTCAGTTTGAGCCCAAACTCCAAAAGAGCCTGTTCTACGATTTAATTTCTGACTAGGAATATAAGTTTGTACTTTACCATCTTTAAACATTTCCAAATATTTTTGTTTACACCAAGTAGGATATTCATTAATATCAACTTGGGGTTGTAAAAACCAAGCCATGTCAACATCATATAATAAACCATATTCAAATTTCCCTGATATCTTTGCATAAGACAATGGCCAAGTTTGAAATAAAGATTGAGTATCAAATTCTCTAAACATCCCAAAATAAGTTTCATTCAAAAGCATATTCCAGGTTATTTCTTTAAATTGTTTTCGATAATCAAATTTATCTAAAAAATCTGCAATTATCTTATAATCTTTTTTATAAGAAGGTTTATTATAATCATCTTCTTCAGCATTAATACAATTAAACTCTAAATCAAAAGCGGGCAGCTTAGCCAAATACTCAAGATTGCGTTTATACATTAAGCTACTAAAATAGTAAGACTGACTATATGAAATTAGTTTATCCTCGTTGGCAGCTGGTGCATTTAGGGCTTTTTCAATTTCAGCTGAATCTGGCACTTGTGTATTAATATTAATGCTCTTCATCAACTCGTTCTGTGCTGCCGGTGTAAACGCGCCAGTACGCATTCCATTAACATAGCTTTCAAAATTTAAATTATTATTTATTTCGTTTTTTAATTCATCATTAGATTCTACAATATCAAAAGCTTTTTTAAGTGCTGTCAATACTTCTACAACATCTTCTTTAGTTAAAATTTCCTTTGGTGTTTTTTCTTTATTGGCCAAATTACTCACCTACCTTTTCTAAAATATGTAATCTCTTAAATAATCAAGTTCATTGACAGCTTTTTTATTTACATCTGCTTTACCTTGTTTCTCACGTTCAAATACAACAGATAATCCATACATTAAACTAGTTGCACGGTCACGTTTATTTTTTTTAACAATACGTTCGTAAATTAAATTTCCAAAATTAGTAAAACTTTGACGAATATTACTCATCTCAGAAATCAACATGTCATGTTCTACGTGTATATAATACTCTTGTGGACTATATTTATCATTTTTATAATCCTCATCAACCTCATGACTATCTACTAATAATTGTAAACTTTTATCTTCAACACAACTTTTCATATAAGGATAAAAAGAAGTATTAAATTCGTTTGTTGCTACAATCGCCCTAACCATTGGAACTGCCTCCGGTAGTAAGCGTTGAGTTTCTTCATCATCATCTTTAATTAATGGTGGCTTTTCAATAATTTTACCTTTGTCATTTTTATATGACCAAGGCTCTTCAAGTAAAGACAACAACCCCTCACCAGCACTAGCAGCATCCACAACTAATTTTTCTGTATTAGGAAATCGAACATGAACAAGCTCTCTTAAAAAGTCTCTTTGTTCTTTTAATTTGACTCCATTCATTGTTTGAGAAAAAACAACTTGTTTATCAAAAGTCCCATCTTTTTTAGGAATTAACTTAATTACATGTGTACATGCGTTATCTGAATTATTATTTCCAGATACAGCAACGTCGTGTGTAACTATATATGAATAAATACTATTATGAGGCTGTGACAATTCACATCTATCCAAAACACGACATTGAACCGTCATATCAAAAGGATAATAGCTATCATTGGCACTACCAACGAAAATGCCTTCATATTCGTATTTAAAACTTTCTGGTGTCATTGTTGGTTTATCTTTTTCACTCATAATATCTTCTTCATCAAACATACCAGCATCAACGCCAACTCTGTAATCTAAAGAAACAGCAAAATACTTATCACTACCAGTAACCATTTGATTATAAAAAAATAAAAAACGTTTATACAAATCGCACGTTTTTAAATAAGCAGAAGAGATAAAAATCATTTTGCCAGATTCTTTTATGTCTTCTTCTGGGTGGTCGAATTTCCAATCAATTACATTTTGTCTTTTAGTCTTTGTCATAGGAACTAAAACATCTTCAATAGTTTTATCAGGAACAAGACGAGCTTCGTCTATTAATAATATATTAAAGCGCCAGCTTCGAGCAGAATCTCCTGCTTTATTTTGTCCTAAAACAATGGCTCTAATTTCACTTCCATTTTTAAATTCTACAACACAATCATCTGCGCTAGTTTTTATTTGACCTTTGATTTCGCGAGCCACATTAATATTTTTAGATAATTCTCCTTTAATTTTTTGTATAATTACGTTTCTTGCTTGTTGACCTTTTCCTGAACATATTCCTATTTTAGCTCCTGGATATAATATTGCTACGCATATCATAAACAAAGCCGAAAGCCAAGATTTACCTATACCTCTACAACATATCTGCATAGAGTTGTCATATCGTCCCATAGCTCTTAATATTAATCTTTGAAAAAGATATAATTTAACTCCTAAAATATCAACAGCAAACTTGTCTATATAATATCTATAATAAGATATAAATTTAACCCATTCTCCATATTCAATATCTTTTTTTTTAATGGGGTCATGACTAAGAGCACTACTCAAATCACTATAAGCACCATCTGCAATTGCTCTTTTTTTCTGACTAAAGTTTTTATAACTACCCATATTACAAACTCTTCTCTATGTTTGAGAACTGTCTCAAAAGTTTATCATAGATATCTTCTTCTTCTGGAGTAGGGATATACTCTGGAATCCATTCATGTTTTTCTACTTTATCAAAAACAACGCCAAAATTATCAAGATTTACATCGTTGGCACTTCTTTGACTTTCAGTAAATTGGGCAGATTTTGATAATGTATCAAAAGATTCTTTTGCTACTTTATACTTTGCTTCTGATTTAGGAATACCCTTCATCATTTGTACAAAATATTTATCCATAGCAAGTGATGCTTTAGCTATTTTTCTTGCATAGTCTTCATGGTTTACATTGGTAATTGTAAAAGAATCTTTTAATTTATTATAATAATCATTTAAAAATGTTATTTCTTCTTTCGTAAATTCGCCTTGCCACTCATCATTCCATGTTGCCAATCCGTCAATAATGTCTTGTGTTTCTGGAGAAATTAATTTATCAAAATCGTCTGGTAATTCAAAAACACTATCTCTCCAACGATAATCTTTATATGTTTGACGACGATTAAAATTAATTATTTTTAAATAAGCTCCAATATAATTTTTGTCATTCTTTAATAATACTTCATTCCAAATATCTATAATGAAAGGCATATCTAATACTTTTAATACATCATATACTGTTTCCATATCTTCTATATTAATCATTGCATTTACACAATCTTTACAAAAAGGATGATGTGGTAATGCAGGATTATTTGAGTTATAAAATCGGTCAGCAGATTGGTATTTGCCCATATGGATACAATCAGAATTTTGACAAATTTGTTTTGGGCCATCAATCTTTTTTTTAGTACCTTTATAAGCCATATCTAAATCACCCTTCTTTCAAACAAAAAACCTAGAAAATCTAGGTATAATCTATATCATAATATGCCGGCGATTCGCTAAAATCGCCACAGCTGTATTAATTCAAAACAATTGTATAATCATTAACTTTTCCTTTGCCATATTCAAAAGTTAATATATTGGCAGTGGCATCTGCCTGTTTCCTTAAGTCAATTGAATAATCGTCAGTACCAACAATACTTCCTATTCCAATAATTTGTTTTTTAAAACCACAATTGATAAAATTACCATGGTGTTTATGTCCTGTTATCATTATATCAATTTTAGTATTATATATATCAGAGAAATCTTTAATGGATTTAACTGGGTCCTTTACTTCGCCATGAACACCCAACGTTTTAAATCCAGCCAACTCTGTAAATATTAATCCAGTTTTATTAGTTACTAAAGTAAAATTAGGATTGTCTATATTACAAACACTTATTATTTCACTTACAATTTTTTCAATATTGTCATCAACGTGTTCATTCTTTAAACCATCTAACAACCTTAATTCAGTATGATTCCCCATTGTTGGATGATATTCTATTCTAACATTTTTAGATAGTTTTTTTAACCACGCGCCCATATATTTTGAAAATATTATTGCACTATCAACAACTCCATATCTTAATTTCCATATTTGGCTATTGCGTAAAAATCCATCTAAACTGTCCCCAAGATTAAAAACTTTTAATGAAGTAATATTTTCTTTCTGAATATAATCTAATGTAGAAGATAATATTTTCCCCATTCTTTCATAAAATATTTCAGGACTATATTCATTCATGATTTCGTTATTCAAACCATAAATTTTAAACTCTTTACCAAAGTGACAATCGGCAATACACAAACAATATTCCTTGTCGCTCTTAATAATAGGAATAGGTTTAATATCTTCCGGATTAGTGTCAACAGATTTAATTGCCTCAATGATACGCTCCATAAACATTTCTTCTCGAGCGTCTTCTCTAAGCCATTTATTATATTCTAATTTCTCAGTTTGAAGCTTAGCTCTTTCTTTTAATAAATTTCTTTCTTTCTTACTAAAATATTTAGAACACTCTTCACTATCAAAATATTTATCTTTGACTACATTTAAAAGCTTTATGAAACTTTGATACATTTTACGATAATAACTTTCTGTATATTCATGTTGAAGTTCTTTATTTAATAAGTCGGCCACTTCTTGCCAAGAACCAACAATATCTTTATTATCACATATTCTCCAAATATAAGCATATTCATCTTCTTCAGGTAAACGCTTTAAATCATCCATTAGCAATCTCCTTTTGTACGCTTTATTTTTCTTTATCATATAAAATAAATTGCGAACATTTGTTTGTTTTCCTTTTATTTACAAGTGTTTTACGTATTTTCTATTTTCTCACATTTTTGTTTATCTTCGTTTCTTATTTTTTGCATAGATTCTTTCGTCTGATTTTTTTTAATAAAAGAAGCACATTTTTTACAATATTTTTGTTTGTTATTATTAGGTTTAAAAACCTTTCCACAAACAATACAAATACGATATTCTTTTGGATTTAAGTAATAATTTAACCACCCTAAAATATTATCATAATTATTAATAGACAAAACAACTTCTCCTTCATTTTTTGCAAAAGGAATAAAGAAATAATTTGTTGATTTGATAGTGTCGGTTATATATAATTTATTTTTATATATATAATTAAAAACTTTATATCTATCTTGAACTTTTAATTTAGATATTCCTGCTAATTTAAATAATTCATTATCATTCTCTATTATCATAATACAATTACGCTTATAGCTATTATATCTTAGATGAAAAACCTGAGAAGCCCACTTATAATAAACTAAAGAAACAAATAATAAATTTTTTGCTTTCTCATCTTGAATGTTAATTATTATATCCATCTCTTCTTTATAAATATCAACCGTAATATCAAATACATATGCATAATTGTTGATATTTATA